AAGAATACCGTAACGATTCGTGACGGTATTAAAGGTAATCCTAATATGACTGTAATCAACGAATCCGGTCTTTACAGTCTTATCTTATCAAGTAAGCTACCCACTGCAAAGAAATTTAAGAGATGGGTCACTAGTGAAGTGTTACCAACAATAAGGCAGAATGGATACTATACTTCTCATAATAATGAGGATATAGATTTAACCATCCAAAACAGAATTGCTATTGCTAAGCTTTTAGCAACAACACCAAATAGCAGACTTCCACTTGTACAACATATCTTAGAACCAGTAATTGGTGATGTTAGTGAGTTTACGAATAAAAAGTTATCGGCAACTGTAATAACATCAAACAAAGAAATTACAGAAGAAGTCTTTGCTATGGTATTAGAGATACTTATTGATACTGCATATAATGAATGTTTAATTCTTAAACAAGATAAGAATTATGTTTATATCAACAAAGATGTTTTTAAAGCTAAACTCGAAGAAAAAGACATAAGCTATGTCAATGCAATGAAAACACTAAGTACAAGAGGTTTTATTAAATGCCAAAATAATGGCAATAAGAAAAGCTTAACTGTTCCGGTATGGTGTGATGGACATCCGGTTCGATGTGTAGCTATTAGCAAAGCGGCAATTAATTATTAAGGAGAGTGATTAAATGATGAGCATTAAGGAAATCGAAAGCTTAGACCGTGAATTCTTAACACCGGCAGAAGTTGGTCAGTTTTTCGGTGTGACCGGTCATCAGATAGCAGTTCAGGCAAGAACTGCACCACAATCTTTAGGCTTTCCAATTGTGCAAATTGGGAAACGATACAAGTTTCCTAAGGCTGGTTTTTTAAGGTTCGTCAGAGGTGAGTCCAATGAAGAATAGAAAAAGAATGGTCGCTATAATAACTGTACTTGTTGTACTAGTTATTTTTGACATTTGCCACTTGATTGCCAATTCGTCAAGAATTGATGTTGGATATGGTGGCGAACTGATGATATTACTAATACCAACTTTTATAACAGTTTTAAGGATAAGTAGTAGTTAAAAAAATCTTTTTTTATCATTATATATTTAGGGAGGTAATAAATTGTTAAAAAAATAAGAAAACCACCAAGGTTAGGTGCCCTCAGTGGTTTTCTTAAGAAGTTTTAATTAATCGAATTTATTTTTATTATAGCACACTAGAAAGGATAAAGCAATGAAATTATCAATATCGCTACCTAAACAAAGACAAATCGTAAGGCTTTGTTTCAAGGGATGTTCAAACAGAGAACTTTCTGAAAAGTTCAATCTAAGTAAAGAAGACATTTACAAATTCCGTTCTCAGAATGGTCTTACAATTTCTCTTATCGACAAGATGAAGAAGAACAAGATTAACTCAGTGAAGTGGTTAGCCGACCATCATGATGAATTTTACTCTGAAGCAAGTATCTTCACAGATACTAAGTGTGACTGCTGCGGTAAACCGGCAAGTTCTGATGTAATCTATACTTTGCCTGACGGCACGCAAGCATACTTCTGCGAAGACTGCATCAAGATGAATGACTATTTAGAGAGTCATTCAGGTAAGGAGCAGTTAGATGAGTAAGCTATATAAAGACTACAAAGATTACAGAAGGTTATGCAGAAGTCTTAGAATTAGAAAGCCGTTCAACTTATTCCAGTATTGGAGGCATTTGTATTTAAGATGAAGATGAAAAAGACTGATGATAATATGCTCATCATCAAAGACATTACATCTGAACAATTCGCAGTTATCAAGTCATGGAACAAAATGGTGTGGAAAAAGGCAACTAAGACTTTAGAGGCTCCTTGTGAGATAGAACTACTTGACAAGCTTTCAACACTTGTAAAGCTACCACCAAGAATTTCAGCTTACAGAGATGAACTTATGAAGGTTCAAACTGCTGTAGATGATATGAGAATTAAGGAAAATGTAACACCGATTATTCAGCCCCCAGTTAAAGCGAACCTATTTCAGCACCAGGTCAGAGGTTACAACATGGCATTAATCAACTTTACATTGCGTAGAGGATTTGGCTTCTTGTTTGAGATGGGCTGTGGTAAAACTTTAACTGCTATTGCAGTAGCCGGAACTTTATACTCTGAACGCAAGATTAATAAGTTACTTGTAGTTGCTCCAACATCTGTATGTTCGGTGTGGCCAGAGGACTTTGGAAAGTTCGCTGATTTTCCGCATTTGGAAAAGATAATGTTAGGAACTAAGTCACAGAGGCTTAAGCAACTCAAAGAATTGGAAAGTTTTCCTTGCGAGGCACTCAAAGTAGCAGTAATTAACTATGAGAGCGTATGGCGTGACGATATTTTTGACAAGTTGGTTGAATTTAACGCAGATATGATTATTTGCGATGAAAGTCAGAGAATTAAAACTCATGATGCTCAGCAATCCAAAGCAATGCACAAGCTTGGTGACTTAGCTAGATACAAGCTAATTTTGTCAGGCACACCGGTTCAGAATAATGCAGTTGACTTGTATAGTCAGTACAGATTTCTTGACCCAACTGTATTTGGCAATAATTTTTATAAATTCAGAAATCGGTTCTGCGTTATGGGTGGTTTTAATAAAAGGCAGATAGTCAACTATAAAGACCTTGATTTGCTGATTAAGAAAGAACACTCTATTGCCTATCGCGTGACAAAGAAAGAAGCATTAGATTTGCCTGAACAGACATTTGAGACAAGGTACATCACTTTAACGCCAAGTGAAAAAAAGCTATATAACACTCTTAAGAAAGAATCAGCGACAGAACTTGCTAATGGTGAAACTATCTTAGCAAGTACGGTATTAACTAAGTTACTAAGACTACAACAATTTACCGGTGGCTTTGTTATTGCCGATGGAGAGGAAAAGCCTCAGCAAATTGGTTCCGGCAAAATCAATGCACTTGAAGACATTGTTGATGACTATGTTATTGATAGCGAAAAGAAGTTGGTTATCTTTGCTAGGTTCAGAGCTGAACTTGATTTAATACAAAAGTTGTTAGATAAGAAGAAACTTAAATATGGTGTTATATACGGTGACATTAAGTTATCTGATAGAGGTGAAATAGTCAAAAATTTTCAGGAGAATGAAGAAACAAAAGTTTTTCTCGCACAGATTGATACTGCCGGGCTTGGCATCACACTTACAGCAGCAGATACATGTGTTTATTACTCAGTAAATTTTAATTATGCTGCTTATAGTCAGAGCTTAGCAAGAATACACCGTATTGGTCAAAGAAATACTTGCACATACATTCATTTGACCACTAAAGGAACAGTTGACGAACTTATTATGAAGGCACTCCATAAAAAAGAAGACTTAGCAAAAACAATCGTTGATGATTGGAAAATATATTTTGACTAAAAGGAGACAAAAACATGGAAGAACAAAAAAACTTATTTACCCTTGTCGATGAATACAAGGAACTTCTTGATAAGAAGGACTCTTTGAAAGAAGAAACAAAAGAGAATAATGAGAAGATTGAAATTCTTGAACGCAAGATTTCAAATATGATGATTGATGAAGAGTGTACTACTATTAGTAGAAACGGCTTCAAATACAGTCTTCAAACAAAGACTTGTTATTCTAAGAAGTCTGAAGAAAGCTTAGCTGATGCAGGACTTGTTTTCTATGATGTACTTAGAGAAAATGGCTTAGGTGATATTATTGTTGAAACCGTTAATGCTAGAACTCTGCAAAGTACATTATCAGCAATAGTAAGCGAGCAAGGTACATTACCGAAGGCATTAGATGAAGTTATTAATACTTATGAAAAGATTGGCATTGGTAAAAGAAAAGAAAGAGTGGTTAAGAAATAATGGTTGATAGACAGAGTGTGAATTTCTTGGTTGAGAAAGAAATTCAAGATATTACAGCAGATGACAAGGAACCTTTTAATTCCGAAATTGAAGCTTATGGAGTAATTGCTAAAGAACTATCTTATTTATCAGATAGCTTTAACTCTTTGCAAGAAGAGAAAGCTGAATGTTGGCAAAGCGTTGTAAGAGAAGAAAATATTGAAGAAATCTTAGGTTCTATGTCAATGATGTCATCAGTGGCGAGAGACTTAATCGTTTCTGCAATTCATATCTCAGCATTTGCTGAGAAGTACATAAAAGAAGCATCATCACTAGCCAGTGATGGTAGTAAATTTAAGCTTCTATTTTCAGTAGAAGAATTCAATAAGTAAAGGAGACCAATATGGAACAACAGTTAAAGATTGATTTAAGATTAAAGAATGAAGCTAAGCTTGACTATGACATTAGTGAGTTAATTGGAAATGCAGTTGATTACTGCATTTCTGATGATGTAATTATTCGAAGTAAACACGAAGCTTATGGCATTCTAAGTGAGAAGTTTGCAATTACTAGTGGCAAGTTCAAGTCGTTAAAAACAGATATGGCAAAATTCTTGAATATTCTGCCAGAGGACGATAGCAAAGCTGCTGATGTAGTTAATGCTTTATCTTCAATTTTTTCTTCATCGGAAGATTTGATTCGAGATGCAGTAATACTTTCAACATTCAGTAAGAAAGCAATTATGGATTTTTACGAACTTGAAAGCGAAAATCCTTCTCTTTTTGTTGAAACTGAAGAAGTTGAGGATGCCGATGAAGAGGCTAATGACAATAGTGAAAGTGAAAATTCTGCTGAAGAGTTAGAAACTGAAAGTGGTTTTGAACTTGAAGAAGCAGAAGAATTTGAATAAATAAGGAGAATAAATATGGCAACAACAAAGAAATCAGAAACAACAGCATTATCTGTCGCAGACAAATTCAAAATTATGCCAATGGGTCAGGCGCTATCATCTGAGGATATAGCAGAAGAACTTGATGGTCTTGGCACTATCCCATTCGACAGAGTTAAAATTCCAAGTGGCGGAGCTAAAACATTCGAAATTCCAACAGAAGATGGTGACGATACTGAGAGTGTTAATGAAATTACCGGCGTTATCGTATATCACCATGCAGCAAATGCTTATTGGGTAAACGAATACAGTGGTGCTATCGAAGACCCTCTTTGCTCATCTATGGACGGTAAGACCGGCATTAATCGCAAGACTGGCGAAGTAATTAACTGTGCTACTTGTCCACTGAATCAGTATGGTTCAACTCAGAATGGTGGTAAAGCTTGTAAAAATGTTCACCGTTGCTACATTATGAGGAACGGCAATCCAATTCCGCTACTGCTTAATCTTCCACCTACTTCGCTTAATTCCTTTAGAAATTATCTCGGCAAAAAAGTTTTGCTAAAAGGATATAAGGCATCAGACATCGTTACTAAGATTACACTTAAAACTGATAGTAATAAAGGTGGAATTAAGTATAGCAAGACTGTGTTCGAAAATCTTGGCCCTCTTAACAAAGAGGAAAAAGAGAAAATTCAAGCAGTTAAAGAGTCAGTTAAGAGTATTGCTCAGTCAGAGAGCATTGTTGCTGATGACAAAATGCAATATTCAGAAGAACCTGCTGCAGTTAATGAACCAATCAAGGAACAACTACCTACACCGGTTCAGGCTCCACCAGTTCAAGCTAAGGCTCCAATTCCAACAGTTTCTACACCATCTGTTCAGAATGAAATTGATAGATATGTAGAATTTGATAATATTGATAACAATAACTCAGGCAATCCTTTTGCCTAAGTTTTAAAAAAAGAAAGAGAGAAATCACGCAGTAGTTAATTCTACTGCGTGACGGAAAAGTGGTGTAATAATGCTTCCTAATAATATAGATATTGATAGATATATAGATTATGAAAATGAATATCGAAAGTATGTTGAAAAGCCTAAGGTCGTAGGTAACAGAATGACTTGCCTCTGTCCTTTTCACGATGATAAGAATGCAAGTTTTTCTGTTGACCTTAAGTCAGGAAAATATAATTGCTTTGCTTGTGGTGAAAGTGGTAACTTTATTAATTTCTATGCTGAAATGAACAAGCTTAACACATCTGATGCCTTTAAGGCTATTTGTGAAGAACACAACATACAACTTGAACATCAAGACGACAAAAAGGAAGCAAAAAATGATAATCGTGAGAATAAAGGACCTAAGCCATTCACATTAGAGGAATATTCTTTACAGAAAAAAATTCCTGCTGATTGGCTTGTTGATAATTGCAGACTATCGACAGAAAAAGATAGAAGAACCGGGACTACATATCTTAAGGAACCTTATTACGATAGCAATGGTAATGAAGTTACTTATCGTAAGAGATACGCTAACAAAGAATTCCGCTGGAAGTATGGTTCTGCTGGCAAAATAGGAATGTATGGAGAATGGAGGTTGCCTCAGTTAGAGAAGGCAGGATATGCAGTACTGGTTGAAGGCGAATCAGACACTCAGACATTATGGTATCTTAGATTTGCTGCAATAGGCATTCCTGGTGCAAACTTATTCAAAACAGAATTTTGCAAAAAACTAGGTGGGCTTAAATTATATATCCATGTTGAACCGGACCAAGGCGGTGACACCTTCTACAACCAAATGTGTAATAAGCTCTGTGAAGGCAACTTTGACGGCGAAGTCTATTCATTCAGTTGCAGTCAATTTGGGGTTAAGGACCCTTCCGAATTATACCTTAAGAATGGTAAAGATATTGCTAATCAACAGATACATCAAGCTATTTCTAATGCCATTAAAGTAGATATATATGATGTTAAATCAACAATTCCAACAGTAATTGATGATGCACCAATTCAGTTAAGGCAGCCTGAAGGCTTTAAATATTCTGATGAAGGAATATTCAATTATAAAGATAACATGCCGAACTTAATCTGTAGAACACCAATTCTGATTACTAGAAGACTTCAAAGTTTGAAAAGTTATTCAGAAAAAATTGAAATCGCATTCAAAAGAGACAGAAAATGGCATACTGCTATTTTTAACCGTTCTACAATATTTCAGTCCAAGAACATAACTGTTCTGTCTGATTTAGGTTGCACTGTCACATCGGAAAATGCGAAGAAGGTTGTTGCATTTCTTTCAGCACTTGAAGCTTGTAACATGGACATCATCACTAAATGTTCTACGACTTCTACTTTTGGGTGGCAGGACGAAAATCAGTTCTTACCCGGTGCTATGGATAGTGAATATGTTTTGGATGTTGACCCGCAGCTGCAAACTTGGGCTGATGCCTTTGAGCAAAGCGGAACGCTTGAAGAATGGATTGATATGGTTAGTCTATATAGGGATAGATATAAGTTTAGGTTCATCTTAGCTACGGCATTTGCTACACCACTTTTAAGATTATTAAAGCAAAGAACTTTTACTGTTTATAATTGGGGCAACTCCAAAGGTGGCAAGACGGCAGCACTTAAGTCAGCATTATCCGTTTGGGGAAATCCGGAAAGATTAATGGTAAACTTCAACATAACTCAAGTAGCATTGGAACATATGGCTGAGTTCTTCTGCGACTTACCTCTTGGTATTGATGAACGACAGCTTGCCGGCAGTAATAATCAAAACTTGCTTGAAAAATTTATTTATATGCTTAGTTCAGAAATCGGCAAAGGTAGAGGTAGCAAGACCGGTGGGCTTCAACAAGTCAGCAAATGGAAGACGATAGCAATGATGACCGGTGAAGAACCAATTTCTCTGGACACTACTCAAAGTGGTGTATCAACAAGAACAGTTGAAATTTATGGTGGTCCATTTGAGAACGAAATTGAAGCTTCAAAAATGCACAAAGATACTGTTGAATATCACGGCGTTGCAGGGCCATATTTCATGCAAAAACTTGTTAAATTGGATTTAAAGGAACTAAAAAATAAATTTAACTATATGCAAGAAGAATTAAGCGAATTTGATAGCTGCAATGGTGCTCATTTATCAGACATAGCATTGATAGCTATTGCCGACTATCTAATTGATTCGTGGATATTTAATAAATCTGATGAGTTATTGGAAGACTCATTCGTTAAAGCTTATGAAATGGCTTATAACATAATGAATGAACAGATGACATCAGGCTCTGTTGATGTTAATGAGGCAGCTAAGCAGTTTATAATTGACTGGATTATATCTAATAGAGACTGTTTTGGAACGAATGTTATAGGTACTTGCCTTGGCAAGATTGATAATGGCATCTGTTACATACTGCCGTCTATGTTCAATCAAGCACTTACGAAAGCAGGATATTCACCACGAAAAACATTAAGATACTTGGCTGATGAAGAACTTATCAATGTTACAAGAGAGAAAAATGGCAAGATAACTTATTCTCGGACTTCTTGGTTTGAGAACAGAAGTGTTAGATTTGTTGAGTTTTATATCAATAAAGTATCGAACGAATTGGACCCACTGACAGATGAAGAAGAAATTGCTGAACAAATAAGTTCAGAACAACAACCATTTAATTAAAATCAGGAGTGTATAAAAATGAAAGCAAGAGTATCGGTTCTAAGTAAGAACCAGCAGAAGAGAGCTTTAGCCGAAATTGATAAAATGACGGATGAAGTTATTGAGAAGAAAATGGCTCAAGTCACAAGAAGACTGCTAAAGTTGGTGTGTCATGTGCTTAATGAACACTTCCAGTTCGGCAAGCACAGACTATCATTAGTAATTAATGAGATTGGTAAGTTATCAACAGAGCATGATGATGACGAGTTATTTTATGAACATCTCGACCGAATAGTAATCGACTATTTAGGATTACCATTTGAAAGAGAAGAAGAAAACGAAATTGATAAAGTAATTTTAGAAAGGACTAAGAATTATGAATACAAAAAATAACATTGCAAGATTCGAACAATTAATGGCTAAGGTTAATAGACCTGGTGTTGATAAGTTGATGAACTACATCAAGACATCAGACTTCTATACTGCACCTGCAAGTACAAGATTTCATCTGTCAGTTGAAGGTGGTTTGCTGCAACACAGTCTTAATGTATATGACCGACTTGCTAGTAAGCTTGATGATAAGCTGATTGGCCAAGAACTAGTATCAAGTGGTGTAAGCGAAGAAAGTATCATCATTGTAGCCTTACTTCATGACTTATGTAAGACTAACTTCTATTCTGTAAGCATGAGAAATGTTAAGAATGAAAGTAGTGGTCAGTGGGAGAAAGTTCCTTACTTTACCGTTGATGATAAAATTCCATATGGCCATGGTGAAAAATCTGCCATGATGGTTGAAAGCTACATCAAGCTATCACCACCGGAACGCTATGCTATTCGATGGCATATGGGATATTCAGAGCCTAAGGAATACTACAGCACTCTCAATACGGTGTTACAGAGATACCCACTAGCACTAGCACTGTACGAAGCAGATCTTGAGGCTTCAAACTTAATGGAGTCAGAAAAAGATAACAAGATTACAGTTAATACTGATGATGACGGCTTTGAGGAGTGCTGATAATGTCAATATCTGCACAAGGATTTAAGGAATTTAAAACTATAAGCGAATTACACGCATACCTGAAGCATGGTACTCTTAACGAAACTAAGCAATGGATAAGAGATAATGTGCCACTTGAATCCTACTATCAGAAGTCTATACTGACATATCTTAAGCGAAACTATCCTTGCTATGGTTTTGCTTGGAAAGAAAGTCAAGGAACATACACTTCAGCTAATGGAATACCTGATATTTCATTTGTTTATAAAGGTCAGTTTTTTGGCTTTGAAGTTAAAAGACCGTTTATTGGAAAACTAAGTGGCATCCAAAAAACAACTATTGAAGCTCTTAGACAAGCCGGAGCAGTAGCGGAAGTGGTCACATACATTGATGATGTGGCAGAAATTTTAAATCACTATAAATAAGAAAAAGGAAGGACTGAAAACATTGAATTCATTAGAAAGAGAAATCAAGCTGAAATCTTATATGAATAAAAAGAATAAGCTTGTCAAGAGAATTAAAGAACTTAAGAGAACCAAAAGCATAATTATTGAGTCAATGAACAGTCCTTCCTATGGCGGCGGTTCTGACAATTCTCCGAGAGTAGTCAACTCTAATATATCCGTTGGTGCTGCAAGTGTTACATACAAGCTAGCAGATATTGACGATAAGATTATGAACTTAGAACAACAAATTTCTGAAACAAATAATCTTATATATAAGATTATTAATCATTTGGATGTAACATCTGATGAATATTCAGTATTAGAGCTAAAATATATCTATTTACTGTCTGAGTATGACATCAGAGATAATAAAGAAATAAGCAGAAGCAAATATTACAGTTTACTTGCTACTGCTGTAAGTCAATTATTAGAGATAGAAGAGGTACTTAAAATTGTTGGAATTGAAGGAGTTGAGAGCTGATGAAGCCTAATAATGTCATTGCAAACTTAAATCATAAGGTCAAATACACCGGAACTAGAACTGACATTTCACCGGATAAAGCTTTTATCTTTTTGGGTGCAACAATCCGAAAAACTAAAAAACAAAGGCCATATGACAAAGAACAAGTGTTTTATCAAGCGGAACTTCAAGGTGAAGACGCAACAAAATCACTTATTATAGTGAATTTAGATGATATAGAGAGGTTGCAAGATGACTAAGAAAGAACTATTAAGGCATTGTGAACATCAGCCTCACTCTCTTCCCTGCTGCCGAGGATGTAATGGCTTAGAATGCAAAGATAATCCTTGCGATTGTATAGATTTTTACATCGCAAATTTTTATGAAATCAATAGGTTAAGGAAAGCGGAGGTATGTAGTAATGATTCCTGCAATAGATGACATTGTTAAATTAATAGATTCTCACCAATTTCCTTGTGATAATCTGACTTTACTTTCTGATGTCTTTCATATTTCTGCAATAAGTATAAGTAACAAAATTAATTATAGCGTAGAAAGAGAAAAAGAATATATGAACATCATCAAAAAGTATGATGAAGGTTCAAGAAAAGTTATTGCTGAGATATTTTCAATGCTATTTCTCATTCTTTCAAATCAAATAGACCCAGCTACAGGGTTTAATGACCATCTTGGAGAACTATACATGAAGTCTAACACTTCAAGCAAGAAAGCTGGTCAATTCTTCACACCTTATCATATTTCACGAATGGTAGCAGACACGGATTTGTCAAAAGAAATTGTTGAGAATAACGACATCATAACAGTATGTGAACCTTCATGTGGTTCCGGTGGAATGATTATAGCCACAGCAGATTTATTATGGAATAAGTACAAAGTCAATTATACAGAACATATGATGGTCGAATGTTCTGATATTGACTGCAGGTGCGTACATATGGCATTTGTTCAATTTGGTTTAGCTGGTATTCCGGCAATAATCTATCATCAGAACGCATTGACTAAGGAAACTTATAGCAGGTGGGAAACTCCTGCATATGTTATTAATTATAGAAAATTTGATAAGGCATTGAGAGGAAATTAAAATGGATATAAAAGACATAACAGCGGACTCCAAATTTTGTGATTACTTTAGAGTTTGGATAGAGGTATATAAAGAAGGTGCAATCAGAGAAGCTACAATGTCAAAATATCGTATGACATTGAAATGGATTGAAAAACTTATACCTGATGTAACCATTAAGCAACTAACAAGACCAGTTTATCAAAAGTTGTTAAACGATTATGCGAAAGAACACGAAAGACAAACTACTATTGACTTTCATCATCAGGTTAAAGGTGCCATTCTTGATGCAGTTGATGACGGATTTATCGAGCGTGACCCAACACGAAAAGCAGTTATAAAAGGTAAAGCACCAAGACCTAAGAAGATTAAATACTTAAGCCAGTTTGAACTTCATTCATTGCTTGATGATTTAGACCTTGGAGAACAGCCTAATTGGGATTGGTTTATTTTGTTGGTAGCAAAGACAGGTATGAGATTTTCTGAAGCTCTTGCAATAACACCGGCTGATTTTGACTTTTCCAGACAAACCCTTTCAATCAGCAAGACTTGGGATTATAAAGGTGATGGTGGTTTCTTGCCAACCAAGAACAAATCATCTGTAAGAAAAATTCAAATTGACTGGCAGATTATTGTTAAATTTTCTGAATTAGTAAAAGGGCTACCAGAGGACAAGCCTATTTTTGTTGGTAAGGATAAGATTTACAATTCCACAGTTAATGATGTACTTACAAGGCATTGTAAAGCTTGTGGAATTTCAGTAATCTCTATACATGGCCTTCGCCATACACATGCTTCTTTGTTGCTTTTTGCCGGTGTTTCAATAGCAAGTGTGGCAAGAAGATTAGGTCATGCAAGTATGACTACTACCCAAAAAACATATTTACATATTATTCAAGAACTTGAAAATAAGGATGTAGATTTGGTTATGAGAACTTTGTCAGGATTATAATTATGGGAAATCGCAGATGGACTGAAAAAGAAATTGAGTATCTTTCTTCAAAATGGGGAAATATGCCCATTGAGAAAATTGCAAAAAATCTTAATAGAAGTGTTACTGCTGTATTTATCAAGAAAAACAGGCTAGGATTATCTAGATATACTGATTCTAATGATTGTTATATCCCTAAAAACACTCTTTTTGAAATAGTGTTTAGAAAAGGTGCTTCCTATATGGCTACTAGTGCAATTAAGAATAGAGGTCTAAAAATTCACAAAGTAAAGCGAAGCAAGAAATTCACTTATGAAGGAATAGATGTGAATGAATTTTTTGATTGGGCTTACGAAAATAGATATTATTTAGATTTTTCAAATTTTGAAAAATATGGTCTAGGTCCAGAACCGGAGTGGGTGGATATTAAAAGAAGACAAGACATCAGAAGAAATCAAAAAATTACAACGGAGCCTTGGACTACTAAAGATGATGATGAACTTAGAATATTATTAAGAAGAAAAAAGTACACTATTGTAGAATTATCAAAAGCTTTGCACAGAACAGAAGGAGCAATTAGAAGAAGAATTCAAGATTTGAAGATAAAGGATAGACCAATATCTTTAAATAAACATATACAATGGACAGACGAAGAATATATGCTTTTAGGCCATATGATTAAAGACTGTAAAAGTTATGAAGAAATGCAGGAACAGCTTAGTGATAAGTCGGTTAAAGCTATTAGAGGAAAAGTATATCGAAATTATCTAACTGAAAACTTAGATAAAGTGAGGGGAATGATTGGTGATGGTGAATTCTTCGATAATATGCCAGTAAAACAATTAAGACATAAGAACTACTTTAGTATTGAAGAAAAATGCGAAGTTAGAAATTTATTATCAAGTATGCTTACGACTTTAAATTCTTACATAGAAGAAAATAAACCATATTATGAAGAATTTGAACAGTTTTTTCAAAAAGATATGTGCTATTATTGGTCTGACCTTAAAGGTTGCATAATGGGAGAGTCTAATTGTGATGAATGTACATCATTCAAAAGAATTGAGGTTCAGTATTGTAAGCGTTGTGGTTGCAGTTTCTATGAACGAATTGAAAACAATTTTTGCAAAGATTGTAGAATAGCGAGAAAGAAACAAGGATACAAAAAATATCTTCGCATGAGAGGTAAATTATGAATTTAGTTGAATGTAATAAATGCAAAAAGTTTGTTGATGATGAAAGATGTACAAAAATTGCAGTTTTAGAAAATTGCAAATACAAACATTATAAATTATGCGAAAATTGTAGAAAGCAATTTGATACATGGATGCTCAATAACAGATCATTAGAACAATGTGGCAAGAAAGGTAGATTATCAATTTTAAGAAAGCATAAAAATGGCTTAATGGAATGTTCAAGATGTGGCTATACCACTTCAATAGCTAGTCTATTTTGTAAGAATTGTGGTGCAAGGATAGCAAATAAATAATTAATGTTAATGAGGTTGAAATATGATAATAGAGTTTATTTGGCTGCTAGTTTTAGAAATATTGAAAGCAAATAATGTTCAAATTCCATTGAGCGTTCAATTAATGACATATGCGTATATAATAGCTGAAATTATATGGGCATTAAAAGAAATAAATAAAGGAGGAAAATAAGAAGAATGAAAATTGACTGTAGCATTACAAGTAACTATCTGAAGAAGAAAAAAGAAATGTGTCTATCATTTAATAAGCACTGCCGTAGCTGTCCGTTTGCAAAAAAACAGACATGGTCAAAAGGATTTTGTGAAAGCGTAGAAATGAGCAATCCGAGTGTAGCTATTGACATTGTGCAGAAGTGGTCAGACAAAGATTCAAGGTATAAATGGGAAATCAATTCAGATGGCTACTATCCGTACTGTTCAGAATGTGGTTTTGAACCCAAAAAAATAAGTCCGTATTGTCCGAACTGTGGAAAGAAAATGATTAATTTCAGGAATTGGAGGAAAGAATGAATAACATTAAGTCAAAATTTATTGCAACTATCGTTGCTATTGCACTAGTTGTTGTGGTGCTGTTTTTCGTTGGTTGTGATAATACAAATAATTCAGTTAAAGCTAGTGATGATGTGTTTGTAACGGTTTCAGAAAATTTTCCTTATGTTGTTGTATATGACCGAGAAACAAAGGTTATGTATATAATGTCCGATAGTAGTTATAATAGGGGCAATTTTACAATGTTAGTTAACGCAGATGGCACACCGAAGCTGTATAAAGGAGTGAACTAAAAATCTATGATTGACAAGTATTATGATGAATACATAGGCTACTGCGACATATGTGGAACGGAAACAGAACCTTGCAAAACTTGGAATGAATGTAAAGCATTAATTTCAAGAGAAGGATGGAAAATCAAGTTAGACAGAAAGTCAAGAAATTTTGTGTATGTATGTCCAGAATGTGCAGCTTTGGAAGAAGAATAGTGAACTAAAATAAGCCAACATCTGAATCAGATGTTGGCTTTTATTATGGTTGATTTTAGTGTGTAATAAGGGGTGTAATAGAATTTAATTTTATAATATTTTTTATAATTTTTTAAAACATTTTATTTTCACTAAAAATAAAGAAAATCCCATTAATAAGCCAATAACGGCTTACCAATGGGATTATACTTTGGCTCCCCCAACTGGGCTCGA